CTGTCAAGTCAGGATTCTGTGAGATAAGGAAATGACGGAGAGTTCCCGCCGTATCCGGAATCATCACAACCTGGCCATTCAGCAAGAACTGTGGCACCACTGGAGTAGTAACTACACGTCCATACTTATCATACGTCACGTCAACCTTCATCATGTTGGCGACTTCTGTACCCTTAGTATAAGACGCGGAGCTTGTTGCTCCTTTGGCATCAAAGTTCCTACGCTGCCACTGGTGACGCTGTTCAAGAAACTTGAAAACAGGGTCGTCAGTAGACGCTTTGGCAACTTTTGATAGGTAGACGAAGAACGGCGTTTGCTCCGGAGCTAGTTCAGCAACCCTCTCACCGAAATTATACATCCGGCGTGAGTGATTAACTGAGCTCGACTGCATGTCACCACCAGCTGTTACGCTATATTGGTCTGCCATTTTGAGCTACCTCCGTTTTAGTCTATGTTATGTAAATGGATTCGAACTTCTATAGTCCGTCACCATTTCATCTATTATCCTATCTTCTTCCGCCTTCGGGGACGTATCCACATTTGCAGACGGAAGAACTCCCATCGGACTTGGTATTGAGGATGCTCTTTTAACCTGCTCAAAGTCCCGGCTAGCGGGAGCTGAAGTTTGAGGTTGAGGTTGCATATTCCCAGTACCTTCATCCATTGCAAAGAGCTTCCATAAGTTATCTACCGTGAGTGAGGATGGGTCTGACATTACTTCGATGAACTTACTGATCCGCGTGTCGTCCGCTTGATAAGTGGTACGGAGATGTTCCGCAACATTATTAATGGCTTCTTGCGCTTCGCTATCAGCCTGCTGGCGTTGTATCTCATTCTGACGTTCTTGCCTGAACTCATCGCGTTCAGATTCAATACTAGCCTGGAGATATTCTGTCCGTAAGCTATTATATTCATCCATATTGTCTCTCCATCTTTCTGTATCTTCGAGGTGTCGTGCACTAGCCGAGCTCGGGTCAGTGTATGCTTCCTCACGATTGTATCCAGATGGTCTTTGCGGTCTCTCAGGTGGCGGTGGAAACTCTTCCCTTACCTCCTCAACAGGTTCTTCAGATGGTGCTGCTTGAGGCTGAACCTTCTCAAAGAGCGTTGTCATCTGCTGTTGCAGGACATTGTTTTGCTCTTTAAGCTGGTTATTCTCATTCAGCATCTTATCTGCACGAGACTGTTGGTATTGATATCGGGTTTGATCGTTATCCACTACCTCTTGAGAGGTGGTTTCCTCCACGGGTGCGCGAACTTCTTCTTCATTCGCGGCCACTTCAGTTGAACCAAAGGCTGCTGACTCTTCAGGTGCAGCAGTTCCATGAAGAATTATATCATTAACGATAGAACCAGGTTCTTGCGGCACTTCACTACCATCAAGACGCTGGGTATCTATTTCTGCCATGATTAACTCCTTCTACTTTGAAGAACCTCTACGGGTCTTAGAGGGTGTCTCCGGTTTAGAGGCCTGTCTGACCTCACCTTGTATTTGACCCATGGCATCGTCCAAACGTTTCTCAAAGACGGTACCGGCAGCTTGTGCCTTGTTTGTCGTCTTATCAAGCGATGCATCGAACTTTGCCAGCTTTGCTTGCTGCTTGGCATGATACGCTTCGCGCTCACGCGTTTGCAGGTCGCCTTGTAAGTCTTTTATTGTCTCCTGTGCTGCTTGCATCTGCTGTTGCAGCTTAGCAATTATATCTGTACGCTTTAGAACTCCTTCAAGATCGAATACCTCTGTTTTCTTCAGAACTTCCTGCCTATCTATAATACCCTTCTCATAGGCATCCATGTACATTTCAAGCTGAGCATAGCGGTTTGTTGGGAGAGTAGAGCCGGTAACGACAACAACATCAAACTTACCAACGCTAATATCATTAATTACTTCTATCTCCATTCCCTTATCATCAAACAACCGCTTATTCGCACTATACTCAGTCAGACTATTATTAGGCTGGACTATCCTCACGACCTTCTCCGTCCTATACAGCTGTTGCATCATTGGTATAACAATTTCTGCTGCCCGAGTAAGCCCAGCCTCAATGTCAGCTTGTTTTGATTTTATCTTTCTCTGTCCGAACTCATCGAGAGAGACAGTAGCTTTGTATGTATGTGGAGCCACTGATGAATTACCCATCATCAATTCATATAAACCAAGCTGATGATCAATGTCATTCTTTGCATTATTCTCATTTTGATACAACTCATTCGGAAGTGGGATAGGTTGCACTGGAACAGGCGGTCCCTGATCAAAATCAACCTCTATAGCCACTCCAGGCTGAGCCCACTTCTGCTCAAACTCTCTCATATCAACGCTTCCCGAAGGAATTAAAATCTTTGTATTCGTACTTGTAGTAGCGTGAGCAATAATTAAAGAACGCGTCTTATTAATATACTCCTGCAAGTTCTTCACCATTCTTACATCGCTCATAGGAAATGGGGTACGAGTATGCATATTCATGAAAAGAACCACAGGATAGTGTTCTGTAGGAAGAACACGAGAAAACAACTTCTTATCTCCCATTACCACACACTGTAGAACCCTTGTTGTTGGAGTAACTATGACTTCTATTGCACCCTGATCAATTAATTCTTTGTAAGAAACTTCTCTTGCCTGTGGAGGTTCAGGTTTCTCTTGCCCTTTAGCTGATGCTTCCTGGACTACCTGTGCATACATCTCCTGCATACGTACCATAGCCTTTTCTGCCTGTTCAGGATTTGTAAATACCTGTCCCTGGACTAACCATGCAGTCTGCTCTACATACTCTGTATAACTCTCTTCACTTAAAAGGTCTTCTTTACCACTAAAACTTTCTCTTACGAGGTAATAATCAAACATCTCCTTGTAATATCTCTCATATCCACGAATATACTCATCAGACTCTCCAAACGTGGAGAGTGTCTGTGTTGTTACATCTTCAGGGAAAGTAACCTCTCCAGAGTCTTCTCTAACAGTAGCGGGACGGTCTGTAGTAAAGTTGTCTGAGGCAGCGTTTTTTATTGCCTTTTCATACATAGGATACAGACGGATTGCCTGATCTTTTGTATATAAACGGGAAATAATGATGCTTTCCGCATCGTTACATAGCCTATCCCTCGAATTTGGATCAATATAAATATCAAGCGGATCAACATCCTTTACCTTCACATCTCCACGGTTCATATCAGACATCGGGTCTTGATATATAAGTAAAGCACCCATGCCAGTTACATAATAATCATCTATAACAGACCTCATAGCAGCTGTACCATCAGATATCTGCCATATATACTCCAAAAGGCCGTTCATTACCTGAGCAACCTTATTATCACTATCTTCACGTGGAGAGACCCTGAAAGAGGGCCTGTTAGAGGTAAGCATAGCTTTCGCAGCTTCAACAGCAGGATGGATTCTATTAACAACAATCGGAGCCTGGCCACGCTCTTCGAGAGTGCGCTTCTGCTCCGCTGTCCACTGTTTTCCGAGACGAAACTCCCGATCTTCTTGAGCATGTGCAGCCCAGGTATCCCTTTTCATGGAATACGTTTTCCAGAGGTCAATAGTCTCTTCTACGAAAGATTTGTCCGATTTGGACTTCTTATAAGCCAAGCTACCTCCATAGACTTAGGGCGAATTTACATTAGGCAGTCATCCAATCCAACACTTTTGTCATAAGATCATCATCTTTTTTCCCAGGGGTGAATTTCTCCACCCTACATGGAGTAGCTTTCTCTAAGGCTGTCCATATTGCATCTAGGATGTCATCGTTCTTCCCAGCTGGATAAGAAAGGAACTCCTGCTGAGCTGTTATGTCTTCTGGCCTGAAATGGAACATCCCCTTCGCGAGCATGGGAACCAGGCTAATTAACCTCTCAGACTTGCGAGTACGTGGTTTTACCCCCTTTTCAAGTCCGGGAATGTATAAATCCTCTTCCATCATCAGAACCCTTGTTGATTGGCGAAGTGCGTCCTGATATGCAGTAGATTCCACTCTCATACGCTTTGGACGGAACTTCTTATAAATTTCGATAATTTTTGCAGGCTGAAAAGCAGGATTGAGGCGAGAACGGAATATATCAAGAATATACTTATGATTATCATGATCAACAGCAATAGTGGCAATAACAAAAAAGTCAGCACGGGCAGAAAGAGAACTAGCGGGATCAATACCGCAATACACCTCAACTGGTTTGATATCCTTTTTATCACCTATACTCCTCGTCAGACAAGGCTGACCATCTATTCTTTCATAGTCGTAATGATGTAATTTAACATATTCTGGCTTAAATGGGGCTGTATCAGGAGATTGGGCAATATTCATGTATTCCTGATAAAATCCGTTTAAATTGCCAACGCTCTGAAATTCGTCCTTTATACCAAGAATACGCTTCTTATTGAAGCGTTCTGGCCAAATACTCTTCTCATCATCGTCCCAAATAGAATACCACATGGTTTTCCAGGCTGAACTGTCTTTTGCCCAATATAAGAAGCAATCTTCCGAAATAACCGTACCAACCATAACAATACGCCCATCATCAGATAACGAAGGTATCACAGCCTCAGTCATCCACTTCCTATTCTTAGTACGGGCTTCAGCAGTTAAAGCATTCAATTCTGACTCAAAGTCATCTACAATGATAAGATTTGGCCGTGTATCCCCCTCAATAAAGCCCCTGACCCTCTGGCCAGTACCAACTGCGACTATCCTTGTTCCATTTGCAAGGATAATATCACTTCCAGTCCATCTTGCAGCTGTCGTTGCCCCAAAATCACCAATAAGCTTCTTAAACCTATCAGAATGATCTAAATGGTACTTTATACGACTTAAGAAGTTAATTGACTGCGCCTGGGACTCTGAGATGATAACCATGAACAAATCTTCATCATCTTTCTTGAAAGCCGCTCTATACAGAGGAAGAATGAGGCTACATACCGTACTTTTAGCAGTTCCTCGTGGTGCAGCTATAAGAATACGCTTATTCTTGTGATTTAGAAGATTTTGGTATATTTCACTGTGAAATGGAGGAATATCCTTCCTCAGGGCGGTGGGAAAGCAATATCGGCCAAATAATCCAATATTGCC